TTGCGAATGGCGAGTAAAGTGGCTACATTAACTCTAGCCTTTTCGCCATTACTAAGCGCCTGAATGTCAATATCGTGACCATTATCAGTAATGATAACATTCAACTTATCTGAACTATTCATCTTGAAAGCTATCTGAAACCGTCCGTCACTCATATCTACTAGATATTCGTTAGTTAGGTCTTCTAAATCTTTTACTAAGCATTCAATCTTGTATGCTACCAGCCCAGATGTACCAAATGTCTTAACTAAAATCTGTAGATTAGTTAAACGTTTAGTTAGTGCTGCAAGTTCATCAGAGTACTTTTTGAAGTCTGCCTGCATAGTATCCATCTGTTGGATAATTACATCAATCTTAGTATTGTGTGCAGTTACTTCTACATTATACTTATTAACTGATGCTACAGTATCACTATACTTCTTAACCGCAGCTTCTAGCTTAGTTAGTTTAGCTTTTAAGTCATTAATATCATATAGTTCGCTAGGTAGCGTTGTATTAATCAGAGTATGGTATTTTTCCCACTCTTTCTGATTTTCTACTGATTTATTATATGCAATATAGTCTTGTTCCATATTGCGTATTGCTAAAGATATAAGTTTATATTCGTTGCTGTAATAATTATACCTATCTTCAGCTTCTTGCATAAGATGCTTAGAATGGCTACTATCAATAGGCTGCCCACAAGAACTACATTTATCTAGTATTGGACCTATACCATTTATTACTTTACTATATTTAGTAGCTTCTGTCTTAGCATTAAGCTGTACCGCCTTAGCCCCTACTAGATCACCTACTGGTTTAGGAATACTAGTAAGATCAATAGATGCTAGAATCTCTTTATACTTATTATTCTGAGCGATCTTCTTGTTATTAGCATCAATATTAACAATCTGTTCTTTTAGTTTATTAATATCTGAAAGCTCATCTCCCAAAGGTTCGGGAAGTTCGGCGTGAGTTTTCTTACTTAGATCCTGATTACTAAACTTCGCCAACCACCCACTTACAGTGGATAACTTGGCACTAACGCTATCAATTTCTAAAGATAAGTCTTTTGCTGACGCTTTAACAGATTCCCCATACTTACTATAAATACTTAGATTTAGAAGATCAATTAAAAACTTCTTTCTATTCGTATCTGTAGCAGTTAGGAATTCTAAACTATACGCACTACTTTGATATACAATTTGACTAAAAGACTTGTGATCAAATCCAAGAATTTCTTCTATTAGTTTATATGTGCCAGTAGAAGTATGAGCAGATATATCTACTCCATTTTTTGTCAGTTTTACACTCTGTGTAGAACCACGATTTGTAAAAATAGTATATTTATCACTATCTTTAGTAAATTCAAGCAGTATAGTATAAGCATTAGCACTAGCATATCTGTTAAGTACATCTGCTTTCTTGATCTTTTTAGAGTTGGTATTAAATAATACTTCCTCTAAAATAAGAGCTATACTACTTTTACCATGTCCGTTCTTACCAATTAGTTGTAAAAGTGGATATTCCGCAAAGTCAATGCTATTATTTTTTCCGTATGAGAATGCATACGACCACTGCATTTTCCCTAATGTAATCATTGTAGAATATTCACTAAATCGTTATATCCACCAATATGCTTACCATCAATGAAAATCTGTGGAACAGATCGTGCAGTAGGTACAGCTTCTAGTAAGTCTTGCTTCGTCCACTTACCTTCAGCGATTTTACGTTCCTCTACTTCACAACCACGAGCTTTCAGTAAGGCTACTGTAGTATCGCAATACTGGCACCCTTTTTGACTCCATACAACTGCTTTATTCATTGATTTTGCATCCATTTAATTCTTCCAATACTTCTGCTACAGTTTCATCGTTTAACTGTAACACATATTTAAGATATTCTTCTACCTCATGAGCAATAGTCATTTCTGGAGATAGAATTAATGTAGTATCTGATTCGCGCTTAACTACTTTCTTATCTAGTAAATCAGAATTTTCTAGATTAGATAGTTCGGACATATCACCTTCCACTTCGTAGATTGTGTGATGGTAATCCGTTTGAGGCATCGGCTCTCCGGCCGTGATAGTTTTGCGAATAAGCTGTGGCATGTCTATAACACGCCATTCGTATTCTAAAGTTTCGGTATCAACTAGTAATACACCAGTGTCTACTAGACTCCTGTGAAAGGATGTCGTAACAGGACTACCAGGATACACAATATTACGCTGGCTATTTGAATGGCTATGAAGGTCACCAGCAAGTACTATATCCCACGAATCAAATAATCCAAGATCGACTTCTGGCTTGACATGCGGCGGTATTTCTCCCCGTACATGTGTGCACAGTATTCTGCTATTTCTGGTGAATTCCGTTGATCCTGAAGCATAGTCTTTTAATCTATTATATGGTATAAAATCTATACCGAAAACTGACTGAGCTTCGTCTATAATTGATATTCTATGATCGCCAGTACTACATGAAATCTGATATGTAATATCTTTTAAATTAGTTAAGAAAGTAGTGTTCTTTTTATCAGCTTCATGATTACCACTATATATAACGGTATTACATCTAATGCGCATCATAAAGTCAAAATACAGTTCTAACTCAGCCATATTAGGTAACTTATCAAATATATCGCCACCTAATACTAGTAAGTCTACGTTTTCCTCTGCACATAGATCACAAATAGTTCTAAATAGTTTATCATATCTGGCTTTTGCCCATAAGATAGGGACATTTTTTTGCCCTAATTTTATATGAAGATCAGCCGTGAATAATAGTTTCATAATAAATTATTCTTTTGTTTATATAAAATTCTACCAATATTAGCTTCTTCAGCAGTATCGTAAGTTCCTACATAATGGTATTTATTATTATGATAAACTGTAGCTCTCCATCTTTTACCATTTTTACATACGCCAGTGTACCCACTAGTATTTGTACTTAGCATTTTAATATTATGAGAATTTTCATAGGAACTAGCTTCTCGTAGATTAGTTATTCTATTATTATCTCTTATTCTATCTATATGATCTATAAAATGAACTGGCCATTTCCTATATACATAAAACCATGCTAATCTATGCGCCAAAAATTTAGGACCTCTAACAGCTATAGCTATATAGCCGTTAGCTAATTTAGTACCCATTATCTTACCAACAGCTACTCCCGGTCGTTTAGCTATATTGGTAAATATACCAGTATCTGGACAATAATGTAATGTATCTAGTAATATTTCATGAGTAAGAGCGTTTTCATTATCTTTATTAATATCAGCCACTTATTTCCTCTTGTAGTACAAAAAGCCCTAAGACGTTAATCTTAGGGCTTATAATATCTAGCTACTTATCAAGATAGCTCGTTAACAGCTTCTGTTTCAGACTCTGATCCAGCTTCTTCAGTTGTTCCACTAATAATTTTTTCACATAGAGCCTTAACTTCCTCGGGAGTAGCTCTAATAAATTTTTCATCAATAGATACAGCGTTGGAAACTGCTTCTCTTTCCGCCTCAGTTAATGGACGCTTCTTACAACGTAGTACTGATAAAGTATACTCCACATTAAAAGCTAACGGACCTGTCTTAGCACGTTTGAATACAATATCCCATCCAGTATCTGGGTCAGTTGGATCAGATAAGTCTTCAGCAGCTGTCATGATCTGTTCAAACAGCTTCTTCTTAAGATTTAAAACCTTAACCTTACCGTCTGAAGGATCAATACAGTTGATGCTGTAAGACCAGCTGCACTTCTTATCTGGGAAGTAAGACTGTACGTAATCTACTTCTAAGTTGTCAAACTTTTCTTTATCGCGACTAAAAGCTAGACACTCAATGGGAATATCCTTGTTATTTGTTCCCTTGACCCAATATACATAACGTGGTAGAATTCCACCAACTAGACGTACTGTATTTTCACCGTCTTTATATGTATAGGCCTCATGTGAGTTCTTGATTGCTTTGCCTTTTGTATCGCCGAATGCCTTTGCCATTTATTTATCCTTGTCCTCAAAGAGGAAATGTATTTCTGAACCTGTTATTTTTAACAGAGGGTTTAATTTAATTGCTGCCAGATTGATATCTGGATAGTACGATAACTGTAGAGTAGTTGATTTGTAATGTTTATACAGTGTATAGTCTCGCCTTGCCGCTAGTTTTATATATTGCACTATAAATGCAGTGTCTACTTTAGACTTAAATAACGGCTCAGGGTTGAGTAAAAAGCTATTTCCTGCTAGGTTTAGCTTTCGTTTATACTTATCGTATTTACTAGGTAACTTTCCAGCATAAAAATTCTTTAAAAGTGTAACGAATTTGTCTGGGTTATTACATGAGTCTCTCTCTAAGTTTTCGAGGTTAAAGAAGAAGGCCATTATTTCCCTTCTGAACATATATTATACAACATTTGTTACACATCTTCAAGTGTATTTTTACACTGCTGATACGTCCCAGCCTTTGTTTAAATACATGCCTAGCCGTAGATTATTCTGCTTTCTACTAGCAGGATCTGAAAAGTGAACGTCTAGTACAACCGGGGATTTCTTATTAGGGTGCTTACGCATAATACGACCTATAATCTGTTCAAGATTAGCTTCTTGAGCAATAGGTTCTGGTAGTATTACGCAGTCAAGCCGGTTGATTGATATGCCTTCGGAGAATATTTGGCGGGATCCAGCAATGCAGGCTTTTTCTTCTGATTCGATTTGTTCTGAAGCTTTAACTCTGCCTTCAAAGGATGTTTCGCCAGTAACCAACACACAGTCATCACCAATTAGTTCCTTAACTCGTTGTAAAAACTCTACTCTGGAAGCTACAATCAATACGCTGTAGCCCATTCGTATTTGAGTAGCTGCTACTGTTGCAATGTAATCCTGATAGTCAGGATCGTATAGAAGGTTATTAATCTTCTTTACCCATACTTCTCCGTCAGTTAGTCTGACCCCCGGTTTGAGGATTCTGACTTGAGGAGCAAGTGTATGAGACTGAGGAGGGCGAAATACAGAATCGCCAAAGTAATCCCTAAATAAGACATGTTTGCCGTCCTTTCTAGTCATTGTACCACTAAGAGCTATTCTATACCTAGCATATAGTGCGTCAATAATTGTCCCGAACGTTGTAGCTGGGCAATGATGCGCTTCATCTAATATTACAGTACCGAACTCTTTAGATAATGCTAAAGCGTTTTTAGTTACTGTTTGAACATTGCCTACTACAATAGCATGGTCTATATCATAGTACCCTGAACCAATAATACCTGCTTCCATGCCGTATAGATTCCGTATTTCAGAAACCCACTGGTCACGTAGCATTGTATTATGTGTAATGATTAGCGTCTTTTGACCAAGCTTTCTAGCGATATATAGTGCTGTAAAGGTTTTACCCCAGCCTACTAGCGCATTAATGAAACATGTATCTTCGACCTGGTCATAAACTTCTTGCTGCTCGGGACGTAGCTCTAACTTGGGCGTTGGAAACGGCATTTCATTGGTAACACGCTTATCAATGATTTCATATCCATCTGGAATAAGATCGGTTCTACCCTGCGGTATACTAAGAATATTCTTAGGCAGCATCTTATAAGTACGAATAATTTCTACACTTGTATGCTTGCCACCTCTACCAGCACCTTTAGTTTCTATCTTATATGTTAGAGCTTTCTTAATCTCGTCGTAACCTTCAGGAGGACAATCAATGTAGATTCTATTACTTATAATTGCTTTTGCCATTATAGTTTTGCAAATTCCTCTGCTAATTCGTACGCACGTAACTTATGCCAATCTCGTAGCTGCTGTGTATGCATTTGTGATATCTCTTTAGGGTATGTCTCTCGTGAGTAGTAGTCATCGCACTCAAAAGAAGCGTGTTTAGCTAATTTGTGATGCTTTTGTAAGTCATACCAAACTTCATTAGCATGCTTTAATTGGTCTTCTGTCATACTTTCTAATCCATTTAATTAGTTTACTGATCAATAAAGTGCACATGTATTTTTAGTCCTTTGGCGCGGGCCGTATCAATCATATGTCCTGTGCCGGGACTTACTCCATCCCATACAGCTATGAGTGCGTCGGCTACTAATGCCATTTCAATATTGCGAATTTTACCAGCACCTCTACCGTATCGGCTCCAGTCGGCAGGCATACGTATTAGAGGAATACTACAGTCTTTAGCATACACTTCCCCTAAGGTATCAACCCCACCGGCTGTACCAGATATAATTGTAGTAACTTCCCAACCACAATCTTCTATAGCAGTAGCTACTGTATTATAATTTTTGCAACTACGGCTGCCAGCCACTATTGTCCGCATGGTAGTCCTAGCTTTAAAAACCTATCTTCTAACTCTAGATCTACTTGTTCTCTAAGTGTTAGGCAATACCAATTAATTTGGGTACGCTGTTTTTTGTACCAATCAGTAGCTGCTAGTCTAAGGTAGTCACAATTATTTTCATTATCGTATAAAATATAAGTATAAGGTCTTGCTCCGTATACAATCATATCATTCTCCTTGTTGAATCGAATTGCTCGGTGGATAGATCGTATAATATGTGAGACATACCGTACTCTATCACGCCAGCATATTTAACATTAGCTGATGGTTTATATAAGCACTTAAATCTAGATGCTATGCCCTGAACTTCAATAATTGCGCCACCAGTTTTAATAGGTATTATCTTTTTAATTGGCTTGTATGTTAATTTAACACTTTTAGTCTTTTTGTACTGGAAAACGTTACCAACACTATCTATCATCCAAACATTAGCTTTAGCAACCTTTATAAGATCACCTAGAAAGAATACTGCTTTAGTTAGTTTTTTAACTTTAACTCCAGTTTTAACTAGATAAACTCTACGTTTAGCTAGCGTATCACCAGTTAAAGTTCTATCATCTATAATACTATATTTAGTAATATAACTACCATCATCTTTGCGATAATAGTAAATATATAGAACGACCCCTTCTTCAAATAGAGGTCGTTCTGTACCAATCCTAAATACGGGATAGACTATTTCCGTCAAGTTTATAGGTCTTGTCAAACTTTCCAAAAGAGTAGTCCTTTCCTACATCCTGATCTACTCCGATTGGATGCCCCGCAATACTACATCCACGATCTTTTTGTGTATTTCTGCGGAGACACTCCTTGGCTCTCTCAATGTCTTCGTCGTGGACGAGAACAACGATGGAGTCGTGTACCAACATGAATATTTGAGCTCTGATAGATTTAGATTTGAACTCGTCAGCGGCCTCCATTGCACCGAACAAGTTGACGTCGGAGCATAGCGATTGAACTTCGGAGTTAATTCCACTACGTACTTCATGGGCAGCAATTCCCTTATCGGCTGAGAATACATTGTTAAGCCGCCTTTTACGCCCGAAAAACGAATAGGTATATCCGTTAGTCTCAATGAACTCTTTACGGGAGTTAAGCCACTGTTTGAGCTTTTTGAACTTAGTGAAATAGGCATTAATGTCATCTCTTGCTCTGTCGATCCCGTAATATTCTCCAGTCGCTTTACTAACTGTGTCAGATACTTTCTGAGGGCCGCTTCCATATAAACATCTATATCCACTATTACTAGTGGGACGGACTATACCTTTATCTCTTCTCTTATACCTAAAACTACTATCCTATGGTAAAGAGTATACTTTCTATCTAAATATACGTTACTACCCTTATACATATACTCTAACAATGTTTTAGCATCATTAGTATTGTATTTTAATTGCCATTTATTGGCATTTTCGAATTCTTGATAATGACCACCTAAGTTTAATGTATCTTGCAGATACTTAAATAGTGCTTTAGAAAAATCTGCGGAACCTGAGCTAAAGGTTGCATACAGAGAAGCCATAGTAGAATTTTTATTAGAATAGCTTTCACAGATACTACCATCACCGTCAAAATATCCTCTAATATAGTGTCGCATATATTTTGTAGGAATACTTGGTAATTGTAACTTGTCTGTTTTATTTGGAATAATATTATAGTTAAGTTCTAGTATTTCCCTTATATAGGGATTTGTGAACTCAAAACTACATCTATTATATTTATCAGTATTAATAGAAATTGTATGTGTGGATTCTAATATAGATCTGAATTTTTCTAAATGTGTAATGTCGTCATACTTTAACATTACTCTTATTCTATTTTTAGAATCCACACAACCATCTGCCGCTAGAAAGCCGGCCCAGTAACATGAGTACTCATCGTAATCATCAAACATAGTTTCATTACCAATTATGGGGGCTATTTTACCCCACTTATTAGTGGCAACTAGCTTTTTCAATTTCCAATCTGGTATACTAAAGTGCTCTGCAATTTTCGCCCTAGTAATACCAGTATTCTTTAATTCCAAATAATTTGTATAATTAATTTCCATATAACCCTATCATATGATAAGGAGAGATACTCGCCGTGTTATACCTCTCCCAAAATTTTTGCGGCATAGGTATAATTATACACCACTGCCATATAAATTTCAAGAGTATTTTTGGTATCGCAGCTATTTCCGTTCTGGAAATACTGTCAGTCTCTGAACCATTTGAAGCTATTCCTAGCTACTCTGGCTGCTGATTGCCCTTAACTTAATAATAGGGGTTCCAGCAATTGAGCGAGTTGTTTGCTCTAGTAATCACTTACTAGTGGGACCTTTATAGATTAATCCCAAATGAAATCGCCTTGGCACTCTGCCTCATAGCAGGGCATACGTCTTCTACGTCGCAAGGTAGATCAAAAACCATCTTAGCAATTGTAGAGTGGAAATCGCCGCCTGATTGGAATACTTTTTGCAGGTTCTTATCTCCGCTAAGTACAGCGGCATAGTACACTTCACCAGTCTGTAAGTCTTGGGAAATAATACTATATCCCGGAGGAGCTACAATACATCCTTTGATGATAGGATCATCTCTAGGAATTTGCTGAGCATTGAACTTACCACTACTAGATAAACGTCCTGAAGTGGTAAAAATAAGATTAAAGTTGGTACGAATACGACCGTCTAAATCTAGTTCTGGAAGAATCTTACTAATGTAAGTATTCTTCATTTTCCCAAGTTGACGAACCGTAAGAATAGCTTTCGGTAGCGGGTGTTCTTCACTAAGCTCCTTCAGAACTTCGGCGTCGGTAGATATAGCTCCGGTGGCAGTAAGTTTACCTGTGGGTGTAAGTCCGAGATAATCGAATAAAACCTTACGTAGCTGCTGTACCGAGTTCGGGTTAAATATAACCCCTTCCGCGTCTTCGAAAGCTTTAACTTCCTTAAATTCATAGATTTTCTGCTTTGCTTCTAGAATTGCTGCATCTAGGTAAACCTCAGCAGCCGTCATACGTTCACGGCTGATAGGAATACCTACTTCCTCCATGGCATCTAGGAATAACGTACCAGGAATAAGTAACTTGTAATAGACGAAGCTAAGCTTAGTGTTGGCATCCAGAATTGGTCTAAACTTCTTAAACAACTCGTAGGTGACAGCAGTGTCAATGCTAGCGTATTTACAGATGATGTGAAACGGGATGAGATCATAAGTGAAATCCTCTTGTAGTATCCCATGGCTAGAACAATAACTTTTCTTGAAATCGTCTAGTTCAGTGTCGTAGTCTCCGTAGTCGGTATACTTTAAGGCGAGAGCCTTCAGGCCGTGCATTCCGTTCTCATCTAGAACGTAGTGCATTACCATTGTATCGTGTACACGATTAGGATTGAACTTAAGATTTAAGTGATAACGAAGCATTTTCATATCATATTTCATGTTATGAAATACTGCTTCGTATTTATCAATTATTTTCTGTAATAGTTCTGTATTTTCGTCATTCAGAGCGTCTACTAGAATGTATCTACCATGACGTGACTTATAAGTAATAGATACGCCTAATACATAGCCATCTCTAGGGTATAGTCCTGTACCTTCAGTATCCATACCTACGAAAGACTCGCCAAATTCTAGCACTTCGAGTAAAAACTCTTTTGCTTCTTCTTCAGTTTCAATACCTTTGAAGTCACCTAATGCAGCGCCTGATCCCATATTACCAGCAGCATACATCTTGATTTTAGATACTGCGCGTTCAAAGTCAGGCTTACCTTCTGGCTTGAAGATGAGCATTGCAGGGTTACTAATACACACGAATTTCTCGTTCACGAGAAGGCCCGCGTGGGTAGTAACACTGGTAATCTTTGCGTATTCTTTAGCTGCTTCGGAACCTACTAGAATTACTAGATCGTAATAGTCTAAGTCAATTTCTAGATCTACGTCTTTCTTGAGTAGTTTTTGTACTGGAACACTAGACATATGGAAGTGTTCAAATTCAAAATCAAAGTATTTGCTGTAATCGTTTCTGCTAGGTGCTTTATCAATAATTGCTATTTTCATGCGTAGCTTCCGTTAGTGTGATCATCGTATGTTTCTAATATCTTATCACAAATTGTACAAATCTTTGTAATTGTTTCATAAGATCTATTGTAATAACTACCAGGAAAATAGTGCCTATCGGTTTTAGTAGTAGGATGAGTACATCGCCTAGTAAGGCTTTTTTGTAGATCATCTATCTCATTATTAAGTCGTTCTATTTCTTTACGTTTTTCGTTAATGTGGTATCTATCCATCACTAATTGTGTAATATCTACACTCATTTAATATATTCCTTGATACTATCTACATCTTCCTGACCTAAATCACCAGGATCTGTATCATCTGGTAAATCGATATTTTGTACTTCGAAACCGTATTCTTCAATTATAGGCTTTAGTTCTTTCGCCGCTTCGCGGCCAGCCGTATCACCGTCAAACATGATGAAAATTTTGGTAATACCTTGTGCCTTAAATGGTAATAGCTTTTCGACTGCATTACCCTTTAAAGTACTAGTACCAAAACATGCTACAGCATTACGTATACCCTTATCGTATAGATTTAGCATATCCATAATACCTTCAACTAGCACAATCTTATCATATGATTCTTCTAGTACAACTGGAAATAGAGGGATCTGTACACCACGTGGGTAGTTTACATATCTAGGATTTCCATTAGAAAGTGCATGACGCGCTACGAATACTACGTTTCTTCCTAGTACATCACGTATTGGGAAGACAATTCTATCTGCTAACTCCTCGACGGAGTGAGTATAGAATACATCGAATTTTCGAAGAGTAGATACGCTAATATTGCGATAAGATTGAGTGTACGGAGTAGCCCCAGCAGGCATTTCCAAATCAATTGTAGACTTTTTAAGTTCATTTAGCTTTTCCTTGAGTTTGGCAACACGGATAGAGCTGTGATTAGAAAAGACACCAAAGTGCTTAAAAAGATTACGCTTAAACCCACAAGCAAAACAGTGGGTAACTCCAGTGATTTTATCAACTCTACAAGACGGATTAGAATCGTCGTGTTCTGGATTGAGACACCTGATAACATAGTCTTTTCCTGATACTGTAAAGGCTATGCCTTTTTCATTGAGTAATGCTAATACTGGGTCGCTCATTGAAGGTACCACCTACCAATATTATATATAGCAAATTTCTTTGCGGGCTTATTTGCCAAATGATACGAGTTAGTTATAATGCTTATCTTAAATGGACGCCAACTAATCTGTAAATGCTTAGCCCCATAACGTATATTTAGTATTAAATTGCTCATCATGTATCCCAAGGAATATCTGCTTTTGCGTCATCTACTTTTTCTTTCTTACCGGCACGTTTGATTTTCTCTTTTGTCTCTGGAGCATCCATAGATTGGGGAGATATACGTAATGTATCCCAATTGATTGGGCTAGTAAAGTTAAGTGGTGGTCCTCCACGAATTTTAGTAGTTTCGAACCCCATAGCGCCTTTTTCTTTTTCATATGGCTTCATTAGTAATGCTATATCGGCTGCATCAAGAATGCCTTTTGCGAAGCGGGCTTCGCCGGTTGCATCAACTTGGTAAGGTGAGAATAACAACATGTTATGTTTTCTAGCAAGCTCTTTCAGCTTTTTAGATACCATAATTTGTGGTTGCCAATCGAATAAGTTAACACCTTCGATGTGAACCTGATTTAAGTAGTCAATTACGCCTACTTTTAGCTTATCACCAAATCTAGCTTTTAGCTTTCCTAAGTGTAGATCAATATTAGTAATAGTTAATGCCCGATCGTCGATGATAATCATCTGGTTATCGGGTTTTAAAGATTTCTCACGTACTAGTGTAGTCTCGAATTTAAATCTGTCTCTGTGACGCATATAATCAGCGACCAAATCGTCAGCATCTACGAACTGTGCTGCTCTAGCTTTGATTACTTTTAGCATATCTGGCTCACTAAGGTTGTTATTCTTTAGTGCCATGTATGATACGTCTGACAGAATGGACATATTACGTTCTAGCACTTCATGTCCAATCATTTCAATAGTGAATAATACACAAGTATTACCACTTTCATATTGATTTACTAGAATGTTACTAGAAGTGATAGACTTACCTGAACCACGTGGTCCACCAATAAGTACAAGCTCTTGTAGAGCGCATCCACCTAATGCTGAGTCGAATTGGTTATTAAGACCTAAGAATACTCGGTCTCGTGTTAGTTCATCCTGATTCTTGAATAGTAAAATATCTGACATGCTATAAACGCCTTCTGTAGTTAGCGTTTTCTCATCCAGGTTCATTACTATGTTAGCTAAGTTTTCTTTAATTTCCGCACTATCAAAGATAGGTAGTTTATCTACGAACTTTTCTAGTAAAGAGATAGTTGTATTTTGTGTATATTGGTCAATTAGTGCGTCTAGAGCAACTTCAGCACTAATATCTGGCTCGTCAATTAGTTTGAGGGTTGCTAGTGTTTTTTGCCCAGCCCCCTCTCTAATAGTAATCTCTAATTCTTCAAAGGAAGGTATATTACTGTACTTATCGTAATATCTAGAAATAGCACTATATACAGAGGAGTAGGCGGAATCGAGGAAAGCAAGTTTGAGCTTAGCCCAAATATCTAGATTGCGTTCTAGAAGTAACTTGTTTAGTACGATTGCGCTACAGTCCATATTACATTACTTTCGATTCGTTGTCAATTAGAACTGCATCCAATAGCTCTTCTAGCTTATGTAATGTCTCGGCCCGTAATTGTTTAATATCTTTCTGATAGGTATACTTATTATCGTATAACAGCGATAGTTGCGCTGGAGTAACCATTTGCTGTAGCGCAAAGTAGATACTGTCGTGTGGCGCGGGCGAGTCAGCAACCACTTCTACGCGTGCTGACTTTCCGTAATTATGGTGTGCTAACTTAACAACTTCTTCGGTAGTAAAAGATTCACCGTCGTGATACGTTATTGTTACTTTCATCTATGCTTTCTTTATACACTCGAAATAATTCAGTGTATACCTCACTCCAGTATTTTTCATCTAGAACTATATTGTCAGAAGTACCATCTTTTAATCTATAGTATAAGATATTCTGAACGTATTCTAAACAATCATAGCTAAGGCTCATTGTTATCTCCAGCGAAAAAGGGGTTGGAGATACGTGAACTCCAACCCCAATGTTCTTAGAAAACTAAGATTAGGCTGCTACAGCCTTGGCTTCTGCTTTTTCCTTCTTACTTTTACCGTCATAATCGGCTGCAATTAAACCACGGCGGGTTAGTAAGGTCTTGATACCGCGCTCGGTCTTGTCGGTAGCCTTAGCAATGGCTGCAACAGTTAACGCAGCTAGATCACCTAGAGCTGCGATTGGATCAACCACGTCCTTAGCATGGCTTTCCTTTTGCGCGGGGATCTTATCAATCTGGCCGCTGCGGGTTAGAGATAGAGCCTTACCACGTACTGAAGGAACTGACTTACCTAGGGTAATAGCAATTTCTTCAATGAACTTACCGGCTTGTGCCATCTTAACGAAAGTGGCTTCTTCAGCTTCGGTGTAAGTACGGGCAACTTCAACCTTTTCAGTTGGCTTTACCTTGTCGGTTAGTTCTAGAGCTAGAAGCTTGCCTTGCACTTGCTTGGCAGTAAACTTAGCATCAGCGAACTTTTCAGCGATTTCCTTATAGGTAAACTCGCCGGCGTTAGAAGTTACGAACTCAGCTAGGGCCGTACCTTCATCAGCGGTGAAAGTTGAAGTCTTTTCCTTAGCTAAGGATGCTACTTCTACTTCTAACTGACGTAGCTTTGAAGCTACTGAACGGGTACTAACTTCAAGAGCAGCAGCTGCTTTCTCTACAGTAGCTGCGGAAACTGGAGATTCGGTACCAACGATCTGACGAAGGGTGGCAACGTTCTCATCATTCCACTTCTTGTTTGTATCACTCATTTGTTTTTTCTTTCAATAGATCATTTAGATCGGTTATAATTTGAATACCGTATTGAACGGCTTTTTCACGTTTACTAGACATTTTACCTTCTTCGTCTACTAGAATATCTGTTTGTTTTGTTACAGAATCTACCAGAGTGTAGCCTGCGGCACGGAGCACTTCCTCTGCGTCGGCTTTCTTCTTGAAGGATTTTAATTTACCCGTAATGCAAACCTTTTTAGCATTTACGTTGGTTTGTTTTTTACTTTCAAATGTGAAAGGTAAAAATTCTTTTAACTCTACATACTCTGTGTCTAACCAGTTTAGTAGGTTTTGCGTTACTTTATCACCAAGACCTGCTTCTTTACATTTCTCGTATGTGATTTCCTCGATATTTGCGATTACGGCTGCTAGCTTTGCTGAAGCCGTTCCACCAACTAGTGGAATAGAAAAAGACGCTAAGACAGTTGCTAAATCCGAACCTTTCGACTTTTCAATCTCATGCAGGAGCTTTTCAGCTACTTTGTCGCCTAGAATGTCAGCAACTTCGCCATGATCCAAGTAAAAAATCTCAGTAAGTTCTTGAATATTCAGCTTTTCGACTGTCTTAGGTCCGAAACCTTTAATACCTAGGGTTTTAGCAAAGTGCTCAACCTTTTTGTTGATTTGAGCCGGGCACGCTGTATTACGACAGAATAATTGATCTTTTACTTTCTCAAGTTTATATGAGCAACAAGGGCACTCGGTTGGTTCTTCGATAAATTTCATGACGCTTTGCTATCCAATATATACATATTATACGGCATTTGTAACCGGGCTGCAAGTGTATTTTTTTGATGGTTCATTCTTATCCGATATAATAGATACTTTACCCTTTAATAAGTCACCTAATCTTCTATGATCTATATTAAGCTGTCTTGATATATCTGATAACACTGTAAAACTATATTTAATACCAGTAGTAGTATCTATTATTGTTTTGATACTATTATGCTTCTCTAATCCACTATTATACTTGTCAGATACTAGCTTATACTCCGAGGGAAATAAGTCTTGTAACCATCTATAAGACTTACCTCTAAATATGTCTCGTACTTGACTTATAGTAGTATTAGTAATATTAGCAATTTCTTTGGCGGAGAGTTCGGTAGTTGCTAATAAAATTAATACGTTTTGTAATTTTTGTTTTTGTAAGAAACTAGATCTAGCTATCTTTGATTCAAGAATATTTAATAATTGCTGGTATTCTTCAGGAATATAATATTGTATCCATTTGAAAGATTTTATTCTAGATAAATCAGTTACACTATCTTCTGTCATACCGACAATACTAGCAACCTGATTAATAGTATATATTGGATTAGTAGACAGTAACAATTGTACTGCTTCTATTAACGTATTAATAGAATATTTAGATGATAGTGAATAGTCTATGGTAGACTTATCAGAACTATTAAGTTTTTTATTATATCCATTAGGTTCTAGACAGTTTAATTTTTTAATATACTCTATTTCTTTGTGAGCTAAATTTGAATCATCACAAGTTTCTATTACTGTATATTCAAAACAAGTACTATCTATGTTATACTCTTCCTGCCAAAGCCCTCTTTTCGTACCTTTATTTAGCTCTTTTATATGTTCCCACTTACGT